GGCGAATCTGCCGACGTATCGCATGGGGATGGCTCGATGCCTGACAACGTGAACCATCCGCCGCATTACAACCGCGGCCCGGTGGAAGTGATCGAAACGATCGAAAGCGCCATTCAGGACGCGCCAGACATGCCGACCGCCTATTGCCACGGGAATGCGATCAAGTATTTGTTGCGGCTTTGGTTAAAGGGTGACCCTTTAGAAAACGCCCAGAAATGCCGCTGGTATTTAGATCGGCTCATCGCCAAACTGGGCGCATGATGTATCTGCCTGGGCTGAACCTGCTAGAGCGCCTGGCGCTGCGGATTCTGGTCAAGAGTCCCAGAACCAGCTTGGTAGTGGTCAAAGAGCTGGGGTGGCCAAGCGTGTTTGTGGCGGCCAACAGCGACGATCCGATGCTGGCTGAGCCTGAACCGCCATCAATGCAGCTTGAGCGGATCTACCACCAGCCATCAGCGGGCGAATCGGAATGATTCGGCTGCACGCTGGCCGCCTGCTGTTGCTCTGTGATCGAGCAGATAAGACGTGGCACGCGCGCGTGATTCTTGGGCCAAAGCCTGAGCACCAGCTAGAGGCAGATACCGGCGCGCTCACGTTGTCTAAGGCGCTGCCAAAAGCCCAAGAGATCTACAAAGCAGCAGTGCGCAAGATTCGCCCATTTGGCGGGCCGCGTATGTGCTGGGATTGCCTGCAATGGGACACTCAACGGCATTGCTGCGCGCTGGCCTTGCCAGAATCAAAGCGAAGCGGTGGGCGTTATGCGGCCAGGTGCGAATTTTATGAATGCTTTAGAGGTGGTCAGCCGTACTGATCGAGACGGCGGCTACATCGAAACGCTGTTTCGGGAAGGCATGGAGATCTACTACCGCAGCTGCGCGCATGGCTACTGCCGGTATTCGTCAGACCTCTGGCAGGCCGAGATGTATTTAGACGAACTGCTGGCCAAATAAAGGGGCAGGTGGTGGGCTTGCCGGAGCAGTCCCCACCTCACCGTCGCCTGCCGTCGGCGGACGCTTCGAGATTCCTCAATAGAATTTCGAGCCCACATACTACTGTTCGCCATTGATCCAGCGCGCAATTGCCCACTCGCCTAGCGGGGTCCAAAATTCTTGCGCTCGATACCAGTCAACCCATGGCTTGTGGCCTTTGCTTGAGTTGCAGGCCAGGCAGCAGCTCACTAAGTTCTCGCGGATCGTTAGGCCGCCATGGACCTTGGGAACGACGTGATCGAGAGTTGGCGAACGGCCCAGGGGATCGTCGCAGTAGGCGCAGCGGTAGTCCCACGCCAAGTGGATCTGATCGCGGGCAGAGCGCCGCGTGACTAGGCGCGTTTCATCAATGTGATGCTGTTCCACCTAGATCCGCAGGAAGGGGCAGAGCTTGCACCTCGATGTCGATGATGTCCTCATCGCTCGGGATGAACTCGCTGATCTGGCTGTAAATGTCAGCCGGCAAGTCGTCTGGATCGCTGTCGGAGCGATAGATCAGCTTGGCGGAAATCTCTAGGTAAAACGCCCGCATGGGCTGTCCGCCGCTTGGCTAACGGTAGCTGTCGTCACTGAGTCTTACGGGACTCCTGAATTTCTTTGGGATCACGGCCGGTAACGCCAAGCATTTGGACTAATCTCCCGCCATGCAATACATCCTCAAGGTCGGGCCGTGGCATGTCGGCCCCTTCACTACCCACAAGGCAGCAAGCTGGTGGGCTGAAAGCCACGGCGTCGATGGCTTCACCATGCTGCAGCTAGACGATCCAGCCGAAGCGCCGGGCAAGGTGCTGCGTCAGCGCATGGCACCGCTGAAAAACCCGGCGATCATGCTGCAATAAAAAAACCCGGTTGGCTAGGCCGGGTCGTTGTCTCCTCCGCCAGTCGGACCTTAGCCCTTGCTAGCGGTAACGCCTAGGTCGGCGTTATAGCGGCCAGTCTGCGCGTAGCTCTTCTCAACGCGGCCACTGACCAGCAAGAACTTCATCTGGCCGATGCGCAGGCCAGGCCAGATCGGCAGCGGATGCAAGCGGCGCTGGTTCCGCAGCTCCATGGTCAGCCTGCTGCCAAACCAGCCCGGATCTGCCCAGCCGGCCTCGGCATGGTCCCAACCCTCGCGAGCGCGACTCGACTTGAGAACAAACTGGGCGCCGACGTGATCGGGGAGATTGAAAATCTCCATCGTCTCGGCCAGGAAAAATTCGCCCGGCTGAATCCAAAACGGATCGTCGGGCGTGTGGCCGTGCAGCTGGATCTTCTGCAGCTCCGAGGTCTGCGCCACCTCGACCATGATTTGCGTGCCCAGCCTCACGTCGTAGCTAGCTGGGTTTAGCTGTTCCTCGTTAAACGGCGACAGCAGCGAATTGCGCTGGCATAGCCGGCGGATCTCATGGTCAGGTAGCAGCACTGGCGATTAATAATCCCAGCGAACCCTAGCCCTGCTGCTGCGGATGCCCACATGGACAAAGCCCTTACCGGCTCCGTATCCGATGGAGTAAGGCCAGTTCTTGTCGCACCAATCCTCGACCTTGTAGATGTCGGCTCCGTCGATGTAGAAGTCAACGGCGCCACAACCAGGTTTGTAGAGGTGCTCGCTGTTGCTGGCTCCATTGGCGGCGGCATTAACTGCCGGTGGCCTATAGCCGGACGTGATTACCACGGGCTTGCCGCCAAATGCCACGCGCACTCGCTCAAGGAACGCCGCCAGCTCGGCCGCAATCTCTAGCTGGTCCGCACGGTCAAACCGCCTGGCCTCTTGATTTAGCGCAAACTCGCCAAGGGTGATGTGGGGTGTCAACCTGGCCGTGAAAGGCGCGTCAATGCTCAGCTTGGCCGTTTCCTGCTGGTATTGCGGGCGATGGCTGCCCCAGCATTTGCCCTCAGCCTTACGCCGCCGCAGCAAGCCTGCCTCGACGTTGGTGCCAGGGTTTCGGTACAGCTCCAGGGCAGCAGGCACTCCTGCCCAATCCTTCTCTTTCAGGCAGCGGCTGATCGTCTCGAATCCGCCAGACCCGTAAAAACCAGAGCCGAGGTTGTACGCGAACGACACCAGCGCAGATTTCTGGTTGTCGTCCATCTCTTTCCAGAACGGCACTGAGGTGCGCAGTTTTTCAGCGATGCGGTCCACCTCAAGCCGCAGCAGCATGTCGGCTTCAATGATCGTAATCCGATCGCCCCTCTTGACCGGCACGCCGCCGCTGTAGCGCGTGGTGCCGTAGCCAATGGTCCAAGGCTCATCGCCGCTCAGCGGGTCTGGGTACGCGCTCAGGTGCACGCCCTCAAACTCTTTGATCAGTGCGATGGCTGCAGCCAGGTCGGCTTGCTTGCCGTCTTGGCTCCAGGTTTTGAACCAATTCCGGTCACGGCGCATTGCCGTTTTGTAGCCGTTGCTGGCCAGGTCGGCTTCTAGCTCTTTGATTGCCGCGGCTTGGTGGGGCAGCGCCTTGTAGTAGCGAAACAGCTGCTCAAGGCTGATCGGTGCCGGGTTGCTCATCGGTGGCCCAGGGTGCAGTTATGCGCAGCTCGTCGCTGCTGATGATTGGCGGCGGCACCGCAGCGGGTTGGGTTTTGTGCCAGTCCTCAATCTCGCGATCTAGCCGCGGCTTAAGGGTGGCCTGAAATTTCCAATCCTGCGCTGTTTTATGGACGTGGTGCCGCCAGTCCTTATCGCCGAAGCGCAAGAGCCAAGTTGCGCCGCCTACTTTTTTTTGGCAATGACGTTAAGCACCTTGACCAGCAGCTGCACCCAGCTGTTTTCGCGGATCGGCAGCAGCGTAATGATTTCACTGCCAGCAGCAGCAATGATCGCAATTGCTGCAAGAACGGTGGGGTCCATTGGGATTAGTTGACTGCCTGAAAGCTAGCCCTGTTGTTCAAGTCGACGCAACCGGCGTTCGTGATCGTCGAGACGTTCTTTGTGATCGCTTCGCAATGCCGTGATCTGCTCCAAGATCAACGCCATGCGGGTATCCATCACGCTGGCACGCTTGTCGATACGCCAAAGCGCGCCGACGCCAGCAACAATCGCGGCCGTGATCAATGGCGTGATGAACGGATCCACGGCTGCGGTCTGTTGCGTTCAGTCTATCGAAGGTGGCCGCCATGGGTCTTTGCGACCCTGCAGAATCACCACTGCTCGCCGGTAATAGTCACAATCCGTTTTCCCTGCTGCCTCTAGAGCTTTTTTGATCTTGCGCCAGTTTTCTAAAGTTTCAGCATCCATCACGAAGTTGCTGTTGCAAGTATTCTCGCAACGCTCTGTCGTTTGGCGTTTTGTCCGCCTTTAGATCCAACTCAAAGATGCGGTCCCGTAGTTGCTGCTTACGGGCTTGGCAAAACTGCTGCTTGACTTCGGCTGATTTGGCGTAACGCGAGTCGATGGTGACCGTCGTCGCCACCACAGTGGTTAGTAGTGCTAGCAGACCACCGAGCAGCGACAAACGGTTGTCCATCTATCTGCCCTGACCACGCAAGGGCTTTTTACCGCGCCGACGCGGACGCGAATGCTGTCCGAAACCTTGAGATGTGGTTTTGGGGCGACCGGCTTTATGCTCAACCCGCCCCAGTGCAGTCTTCGATTTTGTTGCCACTACCAGGGCACTCCGGCAGCCTTAGACGGTGCGCGTTGCTCGTCGATCTGACCTTGCAGAGCAGCTTCGATTTCGGCAACCTTTTCGTCGCCGCCAAGTGCGGTCTTGACCCAACCAATCACATCGCTTTCCTGGAGATCTGCATAAGGCACGAGCGTTTCAGGGCGCTCAAAGCCGATGCTGCCGTAGGCGCCGCTGGAATAGGTGCCGTCGCTGGCATTGACGGTGTAGTTAGCCGTCATCACAAAACCATCAGCGGTTTCACGCTCCAGGGTGTTAATCCCCCAGGTAAAAGTGGTGGTCGGGGTAGTGGTAGGCATTGGATTAGCCAGGTCTGTTGAAGGTTAGTAGGAATGCAACCAGTTGAATAGGTCGGTTGCCCACCTGTTAATTAGCCCGCCTCCAGTGCAGCAACTTTTGCCTCAAGGGTTTCGATTGCTTGCTGTTGGCGCTTGATCAGGTTGAGCAGGTGTGGCACGAAGCGGTCATACGCAACGCCTTCCGGCTGTGGATCACACGGGGTTTCAACCGGAGAACCTTTTTCATCATGGCTGATGTCAACGGTTTTCCAGAAGACAAGGCGCGGATCAATTTCGGCAACCTCTTCTGCAATGAAGCCCCAGTAACCGTAATCAGGGTTGTCGTTGGCGCAGGTTGACTGATACCAGACAGGACGGCAGTCCAGTAGCGCGTCGGCGTATGAATCCTCAAGGGTTTGAATATTGGTTTTGTATTTTGCCGAAGAAGTTGAGCGCCTGAGTCTGCCGTTTGAATTGACTGATACGTTTGCCGAAGTAGCAGTTGTGCTGTCATATACATCTTGAACATATAACGCACCATCACTGGCGACGCGCATCCGCTCGGTTGGTGATG